GAAATACTTAAGAGCTTCTGTATCATTTAATTCTGGTCCTTCACCACCAAGGGTTTCAATTTCTGGTGTTTCACCATCTTTAGAAGGTAACCAATACTCTTTACTAAATTGTAACATTGGTTTACCATCTGTTGTTAATGAGCCTGATTCAAAATCAAAGTCAACTACTTCTTTATAGTTATTCATTAACTGAGCCAATGATTGTTTTGCTCTTGTTTTAGATTTACCACCTACAGGAATAATAAACTTCATTCTAAATGAAGCATTGGTCACTGCCCAGATTACTCTGGTGTGTTCCATAATTCTAAGTAGGTTAAATGATCTAGTTAATCTTTCAACATAAGATACTCTTGATGCTGTAGAAAGAGATGAGTATGAAAGATAAATGATTTGAGAATCATATAATACTCTTTCTTTTACTGGATCGTCTTTATATTGAATCCATACTTTCTTACCATCATCTTTATTAAAACCTGGCATTAAGGTTACAGGATCGATTTCTTTAAAACCTATAATCTCTTTTTGGTCTGGGGAATAAATTATCTCAAATGATAAGTAACCATCAACTAGGAACTTTCTAAAGAAGTACCATGCTGATTGTTCACCGTTAAAACCAAAGTAGTGATAGATTTGTCTAAAGTATTTGTTAAGGTCTTTGTTAACTTCATCAGAAACATCAAGACCTAAAATAGAAGGTTGGGCAAAGAAATTCTTTTCATCATATACAACTGCTTCATCACAAAGTATATCTAGAATATCTTCAACTTCATCATTCATTGAGAATCTTCTCAATTCATCTCTTTTACCAGGATAATCAATATCAAAGAACGGTACGTTCTTCTTCATATTAATATCTGCCATAGATAGAGCAGCAAATGCTCCGTAAATATCATCGTTGTCTAATCCGAACGGGTTCATCTCTCTATAGCCAAATTGGTCCTCCATAGGGCCAATGGCTTGAGATTGTCTAAGTACCATGTCATCATATCGCATACCAAAAGAACTCAGCGTCTTCAAAGCGCTTGAGAGGCTAAATGGTTTTGAGTTTGAACTAAATGGTCCGTTTCGTTTGTCAGTAAATCCTGCCATAATATAGTATTATTTCTGTTTTATATATCTCATTTATTTGGATGGTTTCTAAACATAGCTCTAATAGCTCCAACACCTTTACCTTCTAGATCTGTAAAGTCGCAAAGCGCTATTCTCGACCAGTGTTCAAATGACACCACTGCTTGTTGTGATTTTCGACTAGGAATATATTGTCTAATCGCAAAATCAAAGCCAAACTTAGCTAAAAAACCTTTAGCGCCATCATAGCTTAATCCTAATTGTGCTTGTGATTTTGCAGGCTTACCATCTTGTCCTTTGATAAAACCTTGGAATCTTTCATACACTACATCTAACAGTTCTTCCTTTACATTAGGAGGTAACATGTTTAAATTAATACCACAGTCATTACCGCCAGCTGGATCTAATGCTAGCACACATGGGTTCTTATCCCACCACTCTGCGTATTTTGGGTCTTCATATCTAAAAACATACAGTTGCCCAGGTCTAAATCTTCTTGACGTAGTTTGTACTGCTGTTTCTCTAATACCCTTTCTAGAATCTACAAACCAGCTCTCTGCAGCAGATTTTGCCCTAGCTTTACCGCCAGACTCTTTAGATAATTCTCGTATGCCTTTTTTAATAGCTCCCATTATTTAAGTGTCTTTTCAGTTAATACTACAAATCTCATATTTCTACTGTCACACCATGCTTGCGCATATTTGTACTTATCAGTGTTCTTAACGTATTGTTCTGCTAAAAATTTATATGATTCCAGAGCCTTCTTTGATTTCTTAAGAGGCGGCTTTGGTTTTTTGATTTGTGCTTCTGGTTTTATTTCAACTATAAACTCTTCTTCGATACCTTCTGTATTCTTAGTTTTCATATAGAAGTCAGGATAATATTTATGTTCTCTATTATCTTGTCTAGAAATATATTTAATTTCTACTGGTTCACTTGACCACTTTAATACATTGTTTTTAGTATCGCACATAATACAGAACTTTCTTTCCCATGAGGATCGATAAATGATCGGCGTTGGGCCGATATACTTATCTGGATTTTCAGGAGTATAATATCCCTGTATAAATCCTGAGTTACCTCTAGGTTTTAAGTTCTTTATTGACATTTATATGTTAAACATTCCGGAATCCCCGTCACTATTAGAAGTATTTATTCTATCCATTGACATGGTATTCTTATATTTGGTTGGATGTATCTTATTCCAGCCTTTAGCATATCCTCTTTTTGCTATCTCTGTAAAATATGCAAACGCATTGGTATATTTAGGATTAAAGTTACGCCAGTAACTTAAGAGGTCTAACATAGCAAATTGCAAGCAGTCATTTCTATCGTCACTACTAACATACACTAATTTTCTAATTGCCCTCTCAGCTAAAAGGATTAACATCTTTTCAGCTTCTTTCGTTAACTTATCATCCTCTAAAGATAGTACAATTTGATTGTATAGATCTTTATTATTGAGGTAATTCTTTTTTCTTGGCACGATTTGTGTTGTTTAATTTACTATTATATGCAAAAAAGCCCGAATGTTTCGAAACGGGCTTTTTGTGTTATGGAGATTGAATTATGATTAAACTGAGTCTTGTGCGCTTAGTGCGATCTTAAACTTTTCAATTCTAGCAGGTTCATCTTTTATGAACACTGTAAGTATATCATTCTTTCCTGCATTAGTATATTCAAGAGCATCTACTCTCATTGCTTGGTCTTTTTGAAAACCATCAGATTCTACTTTCATTGTAGCAAGTACATAGCCATCTTCAATATCTAGAAGATCTTCATTTTGTGCAGTAGCTAAATCTTCAGAAATTCTTTTGATTTCAGATTTTAATAAATTATCTGCAGCTTTGATATCTGGTAAGTTTCTATCAGCTTCCGCTAATCTACCAACTTGGTCATGTAAAAAAGAAATCATCTCATTGTAAAGATTAATCTTCTCATTCTTAGCAGCTCTTCTTTCAACTAAAGATTCTAATAACTCTGAGTATAATTCAGTTACATCAGCTCCAGTATGTTCTGCAACATATTCTACTGCAGCATCAGCTAATAATTTTTGGAATTTCTCGATCTTAGTATTTTCATTTCTTCTATAAACAAAAGCGTTATTTTCTGCTTTCATAGATACAACTGTAAGTTGGTCTTTAGTAGACGCTTCTACAAAATCTAAAACTTTATATGCTTCAAAGTTTTTAGCAGCAGTTTCAAATACATTAAATACAGATTTGTCATCATATTTAATATACGCAGCTGAAAATACAGCTTCAGATAAAGGAAGACTTCCTAATGCTAATTCTATTTTACCAGCAAAAAATGCATTTGATTCTTTTACATAAGTAAACTGAATTGCAATTGAAGATTTTTTAGTTTCGTTTAATTCAGAAGTAGTTAATTCTATTTCTTTATCTAATGTGATTAAAGCAGTTCCCTTTTTATTTGCTAATCTAAGGTTTTTAGCTGATTCGTTTAAGAACGATAGTTTTTCGTTTAAGCTATTAAGCTTATCAAAGTTTTCTACTGAACCCTCTTCTATTTTAGAGATAGTTTTTTTGTTGTTGTAATCGTAGTAGAAAGAAATGCTATTTTCGTTTATTGTAAATAAATTATTAGCAGCAACTAGTGTATTAAACACATCATTAGTTTCATTAACAGTTTCTATATGGGATCCTGTTACTTTAAAATTTGTCCCAGCAACATGAAAAATATGACCGTGGCCATGTTCCATAATTGGTGAAATGATTTTATTGTTTTTTAAATTTGCCATTTTGGTTGTTTTATTTTCTATATTAGTATATATCAGTTAAATTCTTAATCTATTTTGCCTCCGAACGGATAGTCTCTTCCCGTAACATTATATTGGTCTCCTAGTAAAGAATTATCATCTTCTGATTTAGCGTCTGTTGGTGAAGGTCCGTTCTTTATAGTAAACATTCTATTAGATTGTTTTCTACGTCTACGGTCTCTTCTTATTTGGGTTTCTGTATTCTGTTCTTGACCTAAAGTACCTATAACATCTGGATGTGAACAGTCTTTGCCTTCTTCTACTTTTATCCATTGAGTTCCATTAGACTCCCATTTAGCAGGCTCGTAAGTATCATAATATACATTTGGTGTCATGCCTGGATCTAAAAATCCATTAGGATTTATATAGTCTCCACATGTAGCATTAGCATAACTAGTTCTAGTGAATTTTCTATAAGTATCTTCTTCAAAATCAAAGGATGGTACAAATGAATTAATCTCTAGACTAAATGTAATTTTATGATTTGCTTTATCGTCAAATGAATATTCAACAGGTCTTTCTTGTGAATAATCATCTGGCATCATATACTCAGATGAAATTCTGTAAGTTCCCTCTTCTAAATGGCCGGCATCTATATTATAGAAATTAGCCTTATACATTTTCTTTACAATAGATTCAGTAACTTTAAATAGATCTAATTGACTTGATACTATTATTTCAATATCGACTCCTATTACGCATGGAATCATTTCGAATTCGGCCACGTAGCCTTCCATTAAGCCATCTTCGTTCATCATCGAATACTGACCCATGTTTCTTTTATTAACTAGCTTACCAGGATCTACAGCAAACGATGTTAGGTTTACAATACCTCTTGGTACTTTATCGTAATTACCATCTGCGAACTGACCATCTGGGTCACATCCAGGTCCATTTACGTTTGAAAACAGAAATGCATCTTTTAAGAAATTCTCATCTCCAGATACTGCATAAAAGAAAGGTACATCAACAACAACTCTCTCGTCATTGCTAATTTGTCTAAAAAAACTCAGTTTACTATTGAGGTCTGCTAAGAGCCCAACAACAATGTGTCTAATAACTGAATCGTCCTTATTAAATTTTAAATTATATGTTGCCATAGAGTATATATCACTCTATTAATCAATGTTCTCTATCGTGAATTTAGAGAATCCGTTTTCTCGGTAGATTTCAATCTTCTTATCGAATATCTCATGTGGTAGTACCGAGTGA